ATGGGTAGGCCGAAAGAAGCTATCAGGGCACAGCTGATTTCTGGAACTGATCGATACCGAGTCATCTTTGCCGAACACCCCGAATGGTACTTCAATACAAGATTCATCGACTCAGAGGTGGCCAAACAATGGGCGAAGAAGAACAAGGAATTGCTCTTTGCCGAAAGGCAGAAAGAAACACTTTCCTTCAGAGCCCTGGGAGAAAACTTTTTCAAGCCGGGGAGTCCCTGGAGGACAGACCAGGAGTCGTCCGGAGTTAAGCGGATTGACCAGATGTATAAGGTCTATCACCGGATGCTTGCTCAACACATCCTCCCGGCTCTCGGGGAGAAGAATGCCGCTACCCTCCTCGGGAAAGAGATAAAGGCTGCTATCAATGAGACGACGACAAGGGACGGCCGCCCACTTGCTCGGGCGACGAAAAACAGGTGCCTTTATATCATCTCCATGATGTACAAATGGTGGATCTCCCAGGGAATCGTTTCGTCCAACCCCGTCGAGAGTATCACTAAGTACAACGACAGCCCAGAAAATCCTCGCGGGGCAATCCCTCGGGAAGATCGAGCAAGGATGTTCCCGGAGGATGTGGAGGCCCTTATCACATTCTGGGGTTCAACCATGTGGGCAGCGTTCTTTTCAATAATGAATGACACCGGCGCCCGAAATGGGGAGCCGCGAGCCCTCAAATGGGGGGATATTGACCTGGATCGGGAATTCATACCCCTTATGAAGGCCATCGAGACCGGCACGGCAGCCAAGGTCAAAGGGACTAAGAACGCAAAGATGAAGCCAGGCTGGCCGACGAAAACCACCATAGAAGTCCTAAAAAGATGGAAGCAGGAGACGCTTTACCATCAGGTTACCGATTGGATTTTTACTTATTCTAGAAACGGTACAACGAAAAAGCCAGTTTCAAATGAAGCCGTGCTTAAAGCCTTCAAGCTTGCCTTGGAGCGCAATGGGTATGGCGACCGTGGATGGACCCCGTATTGGTTGCGACATAGTTTTATCACCTATGGGCAGGAAGTGTTAAGTCTTGATGATATCAAGCTTTTAGCTGGAGATTACCATCACATTGACGGGTATGACCATACTGATGAGGAAGCGTTGTATAAAAAAGGGTTGGAAGCTAAGAAAAAATTAGATTTAGATCGTGGAAATAACAGTTCTAATGTTGCCTTTTAGGTTCAATAATTTAAAATAAAAGGGTTCTGATAAACTGTTTTATCCACATTATGGACAAAAAATGGCATAAATAACATAATTTGATACTTTTTGTTGCTTTCTTAGTTATGTGTAGTATACTGAGAACAGACAGGGGAAGATGAAATACGAATTCGATGAGATAAAGGCGACTCAGGCATCTGCATATTTGATTAAAAAATATGGTGGCACATTAAATTATCTTAAATTAATGAAAATGCTATATATTGCAAATCGCCAGTCCCTACTTGAATGCGGAAGTCCGATTGTTCCAGATTCATTTGTCAGCATGAAATATGGGCCAGTGCTTTCAAATCTCTATGACAAAATTAACCTTAGTTCATCTAAAACTGAATCTTCATTCTGGAATGAACATCTAAAAGTCTCTAATTACTCAATCACATTAGTCAAGGATCCTGATAATGGGAAACTGTCCCGTCGATCAATGAGAATCCTTGATGAAATTGACAAGCAATGGCATGAAAAACCTCCTTTTGAAATTGCCCAATGGACTCACGATAATAAGAATATTCCTGAATGGTCAAATCCTGGGGACTCATCTATTCCTATAGCTATAGAAAAAATACTTCACACATTAGGTAAGAATTCGGCGGAGATCAGGTATCTAACAAGAGAAGAAAAACAATACCAAAAAGAGGCGGAAGTCTTTAATGCCCTGCAGCACACCGAAGAGGACTGTTTACTTTGCTGATGACTCATATGGTCCTGGGAGCCACCTTTACATTGTTATTTCTAATTCTTGTCCAAAAGGCAGAGTCCTGGTAGTCAACCTTACTTCTGCAGAAAATGCCCCATCTTGTTATTGTGAGTGCTTAGTTGATAGAGATGAACACCCTTCTTTAACTCATTTATCAGCTGTCGCATATTCTCACGCTGAAGTGAAATCATGGGAAGTAATAAAAAAGGGAATTGAAGTTGGAGTACTCCAAATAAGAGAACCTGTGAGTAATGAATTATTAAAAAAAATCCAAGATGGAGCTAAAAGGAGCCAGGATATCCCCACCGAATGTGTAGCTTACTTTAAATATTTTGAATAAATTTACTCATCAATAAAATTCTTTTCCACCTGCGTTTCCCCTCATTTGTTTTTATTTGGATCTACCATTTCGGACATTAAGCTAGGCTTTGGCGTTGGTGGCATTTTTCGCCCCATTTGAAGCCAATAATGGTATAGGATGTATTTTTATTGACAAGTATTTATTTATATACCAATTATAATTAGGTCCTGCACAGCTACTACAAGAGTTTTTACTCTTGAAGGAGAATCAAATGTCGGAGAAAAATACAAACTGGGAACCCGATGTTAAAAAAGCTTTTAATATTCAAAAAAACATCAAAGATCGCGAACAAGAACTCAAAAATGATTCTGATAAGCGAAAAATCGATGGTTATAACCCTGGAGATTTATATAATAAAAGCTCAAAGAAGTAGATAGGCTTTTGCCTGTCCTAATAGTAGCTGTACAGGACACCACTTAAAAGATATCATTTATGATAAAGACAAGCCAGATCTTCTGTCCCTTGACCATCTCCTTTAGCGCAAACTTCTGCCATTCTGAAATGTTATTCCTATTTGCTTCATCCCAGATCAACTGAAGCCCGGGGAACCGTTCTGCAAATTTCCTTTCCAGGTCCTTACAAGCATTATTCCTCTTCTCATCTTCGATGATGAACATTTTACTATTTTCCCTCTTCAAGTTTTATTGGCGGCTTACATACTGAACATGGTGTATAACCCTGTACTAATGCACTTTCTAAGCTAGTCGATATCATGGATGATTTTAAATACTGACATCCTGCGACATGGTATTTCGATCCAGTTTTTGTGATGTAGACGATGATTTCCTTTTTCTGGATATTTGACGGTGTTGTCGTTGTCGTAGTTGGTGCGACAGTTGTTGGTGTATAACCTGGAGACCTGTGGTAATGATAGGTTCCAGACTTTCGGTCCCAATGCCCGCCGTTAGAATCGAGTCCCCCAGAATGGGAGAATACCAAGGCTAGAGCAAGGAAGAGCAAGATCAGTAAAGCTCCAAGCTTTTTCACATCACCCTCCCAATTGATTCAATTATTTACTTTTATTTTAATCTATTTAACACTTCAGTAGTCATATTTATATTGTCTTTTGCATAATCATATGCCGTCTTCCCAGATTTATCTTTTTTTGTTATTGATGCCCCAGCATCTAATAATATCTTCACTACAGCAGGATCTTCATTTTTACTTGCCGCCATCATTAATGCTGTCTTACCAGATTCATTGCACTCATCAATATTTATGTTGTAAGACAAAATACACCTAACAACTTGTACTGTATTACTATAAGCTGCCATAGAAAGTGGTGTATCTCCTGGTACAACACCTTTAGGATATGCAATACTTCCCAGCATTGAATCTTTTAGCCAAAAAACTCCATTATTTTTGCTTCCTTTATATTTTTCAGAGACATCCGCCCCAGACTCAATTAACAACTTGATAACTTTATCATTTTTGTTGCTAATAGATGCATACATCAATGCATTTAAGTTTTTAGAATCATAAATTCCGATGTCAGCCTTATTATTTAGTAAATATTTTACAATCTCTTCATTTTGGTTGTACATTGCTGCATATATCAATGGTGTTTTTCCATCATCACTTTTTAAATTTATCTCATATTCATTAAATAGTTCGCTAACGACCGCTACGTTCGAATTCATTCCAGATGCAATCATAAATGCCGTTATTCCATCAGAAGTCTGCTTCCCGCGATTTGCGCCTAATTCTAGCAACATCTTGGTCATTCCAACATCACTATTATAACCAGCTGCACAATGAATAAGTGTTAAATCATTTACCCTTTCATTAATATTAAAACTAATTCGTTTTATTAACAATTCCGCGACTTTAGGTGTATTATACTTAACTGCTAGTGTTATCGGATTCTCAATAGATACCACCGTATCTCCGATTTTTTCTTCTTGTATAACATCAACTTTTGCACCAAGATTTATTAGCGTATTTATAATTTCAATATTCTTATTGCTTTGAGCAGCATACATGATAGGAGTTAATCCACTAGAATCTTTTTCGTTTATATTTTCTCCAATTTTTACTAAATATTTTATTACTTCTGGATTATTATTCATTGCTGAAGCGTACATCAATGATGATTGACTCATTCTGCTTCTTTCACTGAGTTTCACTCCGCACTCTACAAGAAATTTTATCATATCTGGATTTTGATTTGATGAAGCTGCTAACATTAATGCATTCTCACCATAATCTGACCTAAAAAAAACATTTGAACCAGATTTCATCAAAACATTTGTTACTTCAGTATTTGGATTGTTTAAAATCGAATATATTATTGCTTCACGTCCATATATATCTTTACCATGAATAGGCAAACCTATATTTAATAGTGTTTTGATTACATCAATATTAGGATTGCTATATGCAGCATACATTAAGGACGTCCTTCCTTCTTCATCCACTTTAAAAGGTTTGGCTCCATTTTTTATTGCTTCCAATATCTGACTAGAAGTACCCGACATACATAGTGAAAAAAAATCGTTCTGCGCAGAGAGTGAAAATATGAAAATAAGCAGTAAAGATAAAACTACTATCTTCTTCATAACAACCTCCCTATGTATTCGGAATCTGTTTTAATTAATGATATCTAAACATGCATAGTTTTGCGCTGATAATTTTTCCTTATTCATTGTTACACCCTTTCTAAATCTCCTTCGGCAATATCTCCTTCTCGTACTGATCAAGTCCTATCGTTAAAACTGCTACCCAGAAAAGGCCCTTATAGATTCCTACCAAGGGGCTCTTGGCTCGAAGCTCCACGCCCCGCTTGTAAACCGCGTCCTCAACATTAACTTTAAGGGCGATAGGCCGTTTGTCCACAGCCGGAAGATCGAGTGAGTCCGCCAATTTTGGAGTGTACTTACATGCTAATTTTACTTTTCAAGTTGTATGACAGGACAAGCAACAGTAATAGCATCCGTTAGCTCTGCTATATCCCCGACGTTTTGCTTCAGCTACGGCCAGAACACAGGAATGGTAGTCCCCTAGATATACTCGATGATCCTTATCTGGTAGCCACGAACAGGTCTCTACATGTACTTCATGATCACCATTCGACTGCGCATTAGAATTAACATAATACCTAGCCATCTAGTTCTCCTTTGAAGTGATGTTATAGTATTTTATCGCGCTTATATTGGATTGTAAAGGAAATATATTTTTATTATTTCAATAATTAATACATATAGGATAATTTACTAGCTAAATAATACTACCTCGCAGTAATTAAGCCCGTCATTTTCAAAGGAATCATCAGTTATGAATACCAAACGCATATTGCCATATTCCTCTTTCGCAATTTATGCTTCAACCACAGGTCTTTTAAACTGCCTGTGGGGCAGATTGTCTTCATCAATCATTTATCATCTCTACCGATACTTATAAATCACTTAAAACGGACTGCTTGTTCTCTTTCATTGCAACAGCATTGTAATAATCAAGGAAAATGGTGATTATTTGTTTATCTTCATCATTTTCAATATGTAATAGGATTAAGTTCTTATCTTCGAACTCCCACGCTGTAGAAAGTCTTACTTTATTACTAACGATTGCATCTTCAGGATCCCTTAAGCCTTTAAAAAATGGGGGCAAATATTCTTCTTGTTCATATGTTTGAACACCATATTTATCTATAAGATCACTCTTTAAAGATTGGTAAGAATCATACACCTTTTTCTTTTTAGGAACAAATCTGAACGACCCTCCCATTAATCTCTCATCTTTTAATACAAAAAAGGCATCCCCATTTCTTCCTGCAAATAAAATATTTTTATAAATGTAACCTGTTGATGTTTTTGCAGCTGCTTTATAACCCTTCCCTGCCATTGTCGTCTCAATTTCTGCAATAGGCGTTCCCCACGGTATCCCCCAAAAGCCGGTTAATGTTTCCGCGCTTATAGAAATAATCGATACGAATACGAGTAATAAAACCAATCCCCTTTTCATACTTCCTCCACAAAAGATTCTATAAATCATCTAAAACGTTTTTGTCATTATTTCTCTGTTCTCTAATAGTTTCGTTAATATAGAATAAAAGCACTTGGTATGTGTCTGTTATATTATCGTACCGCAGAGTAGCTATGACACGGTTATTCATATCAAAATTCCAAGTAGTAAAAATTTCCGCAGCTCCGACCTGTACCGCTAATGCCTCATAACCATCGCCCTTTTTATAAGGATATTTATAATGTTCAACGTCAAATAAAGGGGGCCCGTATTTATTTATTAAATCATTTTTAACGGATAAATACTCATTTATAAGTTGATATTTGCTTGTTGGAATATATACACACGACATATAAAACATATCATTAAAAAAGTATAAGGCAATGTCCGTTATTCGTCCTGCAAAACTAACATTTTCGGCTAATAAAGTATCACCGTTACCGTCGCCCCTTCTGCTCGCTCCGATAATCCCCTTTGATGCAAGCGCGGTTTCAGTCTCTCTAACCGAAGACCCAAACCGAATACCCCAAAAACCCGTAAGTGGCTCGGCTGACACCGAAAAAACCAAGATCAGCAGGACAATGACCGTAAAGAATTTTTTCATAATTTCTCCGCGTACTAATTAGTATGGATGGTTCACTCCCATCCATATACTTTTGATGAACATTCTATCGTTATTCCTTTTTAACAACTTAGGTTTCAATTTAAGTTGCAGGGCAGGCCCATGGAGCTGCCAGCGGGATAGCTTTTCATCATCTAGTTTCTTCATATATTAGCAATTATAAATTTTTGAATGTAGGTTTATTGCTAACTTGCTTGTTGCCCTTTTGCCCCACAAATAGAACAGACTTTTGCAGTCCAATAGTTTTCTTCTCCGCACTTAGCACACTTCCATTTCCCACGGACAGGTTCTTCTACAACTATAGGCTTTTCTTCTTTTGGAAGATCCTTACCACAATATCTGCAGACTATAGCCTCTTTTTTTATAAGTTCTGCACAATAAGGACATTTCCGTTCCTCATTTGAAGCAATTGCCTGATTCTCAATAGCCTTTTTGTCTTCTGGCATAACTGCAACAATAAGCATACCAATTGGTCCGAGCAAAAAACCAAGCCCCCATCCAAGACCTTTTCTACCTTTTGATGATCCGATGATTCCCCCGAGAACACCACAAGCGATCCAGATAACCACCCAAATCATGTTGTCCTCCAATTCTTTTAGAGAATTATTTAATATGGATGTGCATGCACCCAACCATACACCTTGCCAACAACTGCCACCGATTGCCCGTCGGCCGACTCAATACGATCCGGATACCGGGGATTCTCAGACATTATCCGGAGCTTTCGAGAAATGGGATCAAATTCAACCCGTTTGACGATAAGCTCATCTCCTACCCTGAGGACGTAGATACCATCCCCGCGGATCTCCCCGGGTACGAATACGATCATATCACCGTCGAATATGTGGACGCCAGTCATCGAATCGCCACGAACCTCCAGGGCTCTGGCCCTGTTCGGGGCGGTCCCTCGCATCATGCGCTTTAAGAATGGAAGAAGAGCAATTTCCCGGACATCATCGATAAGCTCCTGGCCATTGCCAGCTGCTACCTTCTGAGGGAGAACCGGGATAAACGCAAAATCATCATCAATGTTCACCGTACGTCCTAAAGCATCATGAATTGTTATTTTACTTGCATCATCTGCAAACAGGTGTTCAACAGTAGTCCCAAGTCCTCGTGCAATTTTAATTGCTTCTTCTACTCTTGGAGGACGATGCTTACTAATCCAACCAGAGAGGGTGCTATAGTTGATCCCATTTTCCCGAGCAAACACCTCAATCTTCGGATACTTTTCCTGAATTAGTTCCTTAATTACTTGCCACTTATCCATATGACCATTATAGACCCATTTTTTCCCAAATAGACAAAAAAGATACTTGACAATTTATCCGAATGGATTAATATAAAAGCATGAAGAAAGCCAAACGGACAAATCGTCCAATTAAGTTTTTCCTTACTCCGACTGAAAACACGCGTTATGAATTGCTTCTTGCACCATTTGCTGGCAAAAAAGGCCCCTACGCGAAGAAACTACTACTCGATCACCTAAACAGCAATTTTGAGAGACTTTGCCCCACCTTACCGGAGAATGATCAGCACGGATCAGCTTGCCCTAATCCCTGAGCGAGAACGCCATGCAGAAATAAAGGAGGCCAACCTGTGAGAGTAGCGCTTCAACTGGCTGTTAGCGAATATCGCGAAGCAACAAAGGCCGTCGATACGGCGGTCGAGATCCGAGAGAAAGCTATCAGGTCTGTTTACGAAGAGATCTCAAATCTACTTATAGAAGCCGGTCTTGATTCACGAGTCGTAATCAGTGGATCTGATAAGTTTAGCACCATCAGCCTGCGGATTGATTTACCTGAAAACGATCCTACCGGGCGCTTCCTTATTTCTTCCGGAGGGCCTCATCCTGAATCCTCTGATTCAGAAGCGACTCAAAATCGAACTGATCACGATACGGCGGGAGAACCCCAAGAATGACACCACAGTTCGAACATATGACGACGTCACACACTGGGTCAATGTTCTCAGGCGGAACAGGTTTAGCCGGCTGCCTGATCAGGCCCACTTCGTTCCCGCAATTTGCACACATCGGTTTCATCAAATCGCCCTCCTTTGGGAAGAAATTGTTTTTCGCACTTCGAGAGTACGCCCGGAGGAGGGTTTTATCAACCTTCGTAGCAAGTGACAGGAGGCTCTATGTCTAATGAAGAAGGCTTCGTTCCTGAGCGTGAGGCCCAAGATGATTGACGCCAGAGCAGACCTCGCCGGCGCGGTCAACGAGCTGGCCGCCAAGGTTCTATCCCAGGAAAACTCTCTCCGGCTCTTGCTCGGAGAAATCATCATCACAGTGGGAGAAATCGCCAAACGCCAGGGGGTCTCCAGGACAACCTTTTATCGGGAACCTTGGCGTCTTCCAAACTACGGCCGGAAACCAGACCAGGAGAGCCCAAAGGGCTGGTATCTCTCAACTTACAAAGCCTGGATGGATATTCCCGCAGAAGAACGCCGGAAGCGATGGGAGTTAATGCCTACCCGGGAGCGGCGGAAGCTGGGGGAGAATAAATGCATTTATAGCGCTTCGTAACGGCGCGGGGCGCCCATTCAATCCCTTCTTTCCCCTGAATGTATTGAGGAGGAGATATGCAGAAAGACGATCAGAAACCTGACATTAATCCAGGGAAAATCGCATTGACAATCTCGGAATCTGCGTACGCATGCGGCGTATGTGATCGCACAATTCGCGATCGCGTAAAACGTGGAGAAATCCCCGCAGCTCGAGTCGGCTCAAGAATTCTCATTCTCCGTTCCAATCTCATTGCATGGCTTGAGGGCATCACTGATACATCAGGGGAGCTCGTGCGCCCCGATATCTCAGCAATTGTCTCGGGAAGAAATCAGTCGAGGGTAGCCAGATGACCAGATCAGAGTGGATACGTAATCAACGCGAACGCGACTCGATGAGAAACCAGAGTCCTCTCGGGGCGATCGTCATGCTGCTCGCAATAATAGCATTTATGATTGGCCTGGGATTCTGCACAGTTCGCTCCCTTGAATACTCCTTCGCCGGCATGAAGCTTCTGTCGGTTCATCAGCCCGATATAGACGGGTCGGTCCTCGTCACCTATGAACGTTACGGGGAGATCTTTGGGCGGACGTTCGCTGATAAAAATGCCGCTCTTGCCTTCGCGGAGTCGATTAGATGAGTAACGGCTTCTTCGAAAAGCGCGATGGTGTATATGTCGCCCCGATCATGAGCATCGGCGGGGCCCAATATGCTTTATTCTTTGTGCCGGGGAATCCGATCGCAGCACCCCGGCCGCGCGCGGGGCGAAATGGCGTATATCACGATAGTCGAGCGGATGGATGGAAGAGTCTCATCATTCTTCACTTCCATTACCAGTGCAAACCTGAGCTCTCGGGCGCTGTGGAACTGAACATGCAGTTCCTTTTCTTGAAGCCGAAGAAGGATCCCTATCGATTCTGGATGGAGCACAAGCCTGATATAGACAACCTTGAAAAGGCGGTCATGGACGCGCTGACCAGAGCGCATGCCTGGCACGATGACAGTCAGGTCGTACTGGTTCAGTCTCTCAAGCGGTATGCCCTCCAGGACGAAACCCCCGGCGTCCACATCGAAATAGCCAGCTTACCTCAAACTCCTGATCTAGAAGTTTCAACCTCCTCTTCCGGATCCGGGGCGAGAGGTTTTCCCATAACAAAACGAGTGGGGGCTTGCAATGAGTTATAGAAAGAAAAACCCGGGAATAGTCCTCTGGATTGATGGCGTCAAATTCAACTCTATGACCTCGATCTATTGCGAACTGGGCGCCAGCACTCCCGAGAGGATGAAAGAAGTTCGCAGGTGCATAGAAACAGGATCCCCTTATAAAGGCAGAGAATTAATAAAAGAAGAACCTAAATGTGAGAAGAAGCCCGGACATGAGCCAAAAAGCGGACAACCCCTCTTGTCAGGGCTATGTACTCACAGATTTGGGGCAAATCCAGGGAGGCATGAATGAATATCGAAATTCCGTCTATTTCAAGAAGCCCCCACTCTCAATTAGAGCTATTTCCAAATTTGCCAGGTGAGGGGGCAACGATTGACGAGAGGTTTGCCGACTTTCACCACAAAAACCCCCATGTGTACCGTAACCTCGTGAGGCTCGCACTGGATGATCAGTCGCGGGGCCTTCACCGTGGAATAAAAGCCCTCTTTGAAACTTTGCGATATGCATATGAAAAGACTGAACATGAACCCTCGGATTACAAGATCAACAATGATTTCTCCAGTCGGTATGCCAGACTCATTATGAGATCCGTGCCCCGTTTGTCAGGTCATTTCGAAACAAGGACTCTTAAGGCGCTATGAGCAAAGACCAAGTCCCTCACCTACGGGTACCTGGGCGAATTATCGAAGCGAATAAGCGACATATGATGGAATATCCAGTCGCTAAAGAGGAGGCATAAATGCCAATGAATCGCGTGATTGGTGAAGTAGATCTGGCGACCATCAACGGTGGTGCGCTGATAGATCTATTTCAGGAACAATGGAAGCGGTTGGTGGCGAACATCGCTGACATCAACACAAAACCCGATGCAGTCCGTGAAATCTCAATCAAGATTAAGGTTAAGCCGGACAAATCCAGGAGAAACGCAACTTCACAGATTCATTGTGAAGCGAAGCTTCCAACGGTTCAGGATCATGAGTCATTTATCTTCTTCGAGAAAGAAGGAGAGGTCCTTGTCGCATATCCTGATGATCCACGGCAGCAAGTTCTCCCCGGAATTGAAGAATTACAACCGGGGACGAAAAATATCACGATCCAGTAAGGAGGGAATAGATGGAAATGGAAAGCGGAGCAATTGATAAAATCTGTGAGTTGCGTGATGAAGGAGCAAGGGAAAAGATAGGTGATCTCACTTTCGTCCGCGGAGAGATGAAGCCAGTATTCTTCGCTCCACGGCCGGATCCGGTCAAGATTTCGACGCTTACAGGACTCGTCGCCTATCTCGAGAAGAATATCGATGAGATCAAAAAGCCTGAATTGATGCTTCACGTTGAAGACGTGAAGCGGGTCTCCTTAGTCTCGAAGCTTTGCGGCATCAACCGGAAGCGCGATATTTTCGCGACTGCAACCGTTGATGAAAAGCTCCAAGAGTACCCGTTCGAAAGGTACATGGTTGTCGAAGAATTCGTGATCCGGTTGAGATCCATGTTCCAGCTCAACCCTGACCTGGAAAGGATCATCGCCTACACGTCGAATCTTTCCTCGGGAATGGCGGTTCAAACCCAAGATGACGGCATAAGCCAGACACTTACTGTCAAAGTTGGTGTCACTGGAGCTCTTAAGAGAACCGAGACGGCGCCCGTGATTGTCATACTCAAACCTTATCGGTCTTTCCGTGAACTGGATCAGGTCGAGTCAAACTTCCTATTCAGGATTAGGACTGACGAGGATGGTAAAAATCCGGTTTGCGCTCTGTTCGAAGCAGACGGCGGGAAATGGAGAAACGATACCGTCCTCAACATTAAATGCTGGCTTGAAGGCGCTATCAAAGATATTGCAATAATTGCATGAGTAACCAAGAGGAAAAAATCTCTTTCAATTACGGCGAAATCTTTATACAGCCCCAAAAACCCGGGGTGGTACTGTGGGGGATGCGTTGGCATCTCCCACAGCTTGGGCAAGGTGGGTGTTTTAAACCTGATTTCAAATGGGGCTCTCCGTATTTTGCAAAAAATCGAGAAGATGCGATCACCAAGGCTATTGCCTGGTTTAATGAAAAGTTCGGTCCTATTGCAACAGCCAGGATTAGATCACAGGGGAAGCAAATATGATAACCATATATGAAGGTATAGGACTTTTTATTGGAGGAGCTATAGCTGCATCTGTGTTTTTATTCTGCTGCTTAACGCTTAAAAAGATGAAGGCTAAAAGGGGGTAATTATGCGAATAGGATCACTTTGGATCAGAGAAAAAGAAGGCAAGAAGGTTACCTCAGGAGAAATATTGTCTGATTCTGGGATCAACCTACCCGCCGGCATGAAGTTGCAATGTCGCCTGGTTAAAAATGACAAGAAGCAGTCTGGTGACAAGTACCCTGATTTTTATATCGAAGCATGGTTCCCACGAGAAAGAAACCAAGCATCACAAACACAGGGCCGACAAGACAGGGTTGATGAAGATATTCCATTCTAGGGAGGTATTGAGATGAAAGTTATAGGGAAGTGTTTTGTAAATCTTGAAGCTGAAATTGCAAAAGTCCCTGACCATAATCCAGAGATAACTCTCGATGGAAATGGTGTGCTTTGGGTTAAAGTATATGAAAGAGAAAAATCGTTCAAAGTTCGCCTTGATTGCTTAACTGGGGAACGTGAAGCAAATGAGAAAATGGCGGAGTTGCTTATCTGGCGACTTGGTTTATTTGCAGGAAAAGCAGGATGGACCAAAGCAGAAGCAAAACGGAGACTCATCCGTTGCGGGGTAATCAGTAAGTAATAAAGAGATAATTTATTGTTTACCGAGTAGGAGAATAAAATGGCGGGACCTTATCGTCAGTTGTATACAGAGTTTTGGTCAGATCCAAAGGTTGTTGATTCTTTCAGCCCTGAGGATAAGTATTTTTATATTTATCTCATGACAAACGAGCATACGAACCAGTGTGGAATATACCAGATATCGCTAAAGCAAATTGCGTTCGATACTGGGCATGCCCCGGAAACAGTCAAATCGCTGATTGATCGATTTCAAGGATACCTTAAACGGATTAGGTACAATCCGGAAACCCGAGAAATGGCGATACTAAACTGGGCAAAATATAACTACCCCGAGAAGACAGCTGATAATCGTTTCCAATGTATAGCCAACGAACTACGTGGCGTAAACGATAAGTCTCTTATTTTCCTAGTGCTCGCTCATGCTAAACAAGAGATACAGACTGCACTTGGTTACTCCGACACTAACGCGGGGCATGATGACAACAACACGCCTACCGAAGGATCTTCAAAGCCCCTTCATAGCCCCTTGGAAGCCCCTTCCAAGCCCCTGGGGGAAGAAGAAGAAGGAGAAGAAGAACAAGAAGGGGGATACGCGCGCGCGAGGGAATTCCAAAGGCAGGAAGAGGCTGCAGATCTGACCGGTGCGCATTTCAAGATTGCGAACACCTGGTACCATAGATTCAACGAACTCACCGGTATTACGACTATGCCAGACGAAAGGGCGAACCTCGCCTCGAAGAAAGTACTCGAATTTCTCGGAGGCAATCTGAATCTTGCGATGAAGGCCATAGACTTTTACTTCGAGAACTGGCGAGACCTATGGTTTGCATGTTCGAAGCAATCACGCGGGGCACCACGGGAATCGCGACAAGCCGAGTTTCGCTTCGGTAGTTTCGCATCGACGGACAATCTCACCGAATTACTCTCTCGAATAAAGCTTCTACCCCAAGAGTCCAAGAAACAAACTGAGCCATGGAGTACGGCAGCTCCGGCGGTCCCTGATGACGAGCTCGCATCAAAGGAACAGAAAGATAAGGCATTTGAGAAGTTCCGGAAATTTAAGACTATACATCCAACGGAGAAAGTGAGTTGAGACTCGAAGATTCTGATATTGCTGACCTGCGAATGCTTCTAGCAGATATTGAATTTGGGCGACTTGAGATAAAAATTCAAAATGGGAAAATAGTTCACTGCGAAGTAACGACAATAGTGAATAAGTCATTGACAAAGCGAAACGTTTGTGTTGTAAGTGAAAACAGAAAGCGATGATGGGAGATCGCTCATCGCCTGACCGACACGGCTGCAACCAGCAGTGAGGAAAGGATCTTCGAGAGCGATAATTCCACAATTTGACTGACGCTCCTGTAACCAGAGGCGAGGCCAAGCACCACACGGCAACGTGAGGTACTTGGCCTCGCCTTTTTTATTTCTCGAGCGTCCAGGAGTGAAGATGCCCTATAAGCCAGCGCGCCCATGTAAATACCCGATGTGCCCAGGGCTGACGCACGATCCATCTGGCTACTGCGACGATCATGCTTTACTTCGCACACAAGCGAGAAAGCCGGATATTCGCAGGAGCGCATCACATCGCGGCTATGGTGATGGATGGCGAAAGATACGCGAGCGTGTTCTTGTTACGGCGGGGATTCCATCCGAAAGGTGGCCAGAATACGACATAGACCACATGCCGAGATATAACCCTGCAATAGAGCCGGATCACGAGATGTACACGCTTATTCCCAGACTAAGAGGCGAGCATTCGAGGAAGACGATCAAGGAAGATGGCGGATATGGTCGCAAGAAATCGTATTAAACAGCATATAAATACATCATACCGGGGGATATGCGATTCTTTACAGTGTTTTGACATAGACCGCAGTGAATACCCCAACACAAGCGCCCTAGAGTTTTGGGGAGGGGGGTAAAAGTGAGAGGCCCTGCCGCGAAGCCTGTTGAATTTCGAATTTTAGAGGGCAACCGGGGGCACCAGAAGATACCGAAGAAGTTGGTTAAATTCGGTACGAAAGCACCAAGGTGTCCAACATGGCTTGATGGAAAGGCCCGTAAGGAATGGAGGCGGCTGGCTCCAACGTTAGAGCGGATGCACTTGCTTACTGACGGGGATCTTGCGGCGTTTGCCTGTTACTGCAAGGCGGTATCTGATCTGCAGCACGCCGACAAGGTGCTACAGGAAGAAGGGAGGGTATTCGTGACGACTACCGGATATATGATGCCGAGGCCGGAAGTCGCGATGGCGAATGTAGCCATGAAGCAGATTAAGGATTTTGCGGTGCAATTCGGTTTCACGCCCTCGGCGCGAGCGCGAATTGACCTTTCAGATATTGATGATGGAGTAGACGAGGACTTGGATTAGTCCTTGAATTTTTGAACTTCGGGAGACGTACAGACTTGTACGATCAGGAGCTTGCCCAGCGGGCCATCGATTGGTTCCCGCGCTACCTCACCCATACGAAAGGCCGCTGGGCTGGGACTCCGTTCGATCTGTTTCCTTGGCAAGCGGAGATAATTGGCAAGATATTCGGAACGATTAAAGAAGATGGCTCGCGGCAATATAAACGAGTATACGTTGAAGTTCCGAAAAAAAACGGTAAAAGCGAAATCGGAGCAGGAATCGCATTACGACTCTTGTTCGCTGATAACGAACCAGGCGCAGAGATCTATAGCGCGGCGGCAGATCGTGATCAAGCTGCTATCGTATTTAACGTCGCAGCGCAGATGGTACGAAATAATCCGGCACTCGCGTCTCGATGCAAGATAATCGATTCAACAAAACGCATTATCCACAACAACGGCGGGTTTTATCGGGTGCTTTCCGCAGAAGCGCATACGAAACACGGATTTAATGTGCATGGCGTCGTATTTGACGAACTGCACGCGCAACCAGACAGGAGCCTATATGATGTGCTGACTATTGGCTCAGGCGATGCACGACGGCAGCCGCTGTTCTTCTTCATCACAACAGCAGGACACGACCGACACTCTATTTGCTGGGAAGTCCACGAGTACGCAAGGAAAGTTCAAGATGGGATCATCGAGGATCCGTCATTCCTTCCCGTACTCTACTACGCAGAAGAAAATGATGACTGGACAAATGAAGCCGTGTGGCGAAAGTGCAATCCGTCTCTCGGAGAAACTATCAGCATTGAGTCGGTTAGAGAAGCCTGCAAAATGGCGATGGAAACTCCCGCGCTCGAAAACACATTCCGGCAACTTCGCTTGAATCAATGGGTCAAGCAGGAGTCACGGTTCCTCCCGATGCGACACTGGGATGAATGCCTGCCTCTGGAGGACTTAGATCAGGACGGTGGAGATTACTACTGCGGCCTCGATCTGGCATCAACGACAGACATTGCAGCATTCGTCATGGTGCACGCCAATGAGGATGGCACATTCGATGTGCTTCCACACTTCTGGATTCCAGAGGAATCCTTAAGAGCTCGATCAAAGCACGACGAACAGATGTTCGTTCTATGGGTAGATCAAGGATATATGACCGCTACTCATGGGAACGTCATCGATTATGGGTACATCCGTGAGTGGGTTCGCGATCAGGCTGAATCATACCAGATTAGGGAAATAGCTTATGACCGATGGAATGCGACACAGATCGTCCATGACCTTGAAGACGATGGTGCAACAATGGTCCCTTTCGGCCAGGGGTTTGCATCCATGTCTGGGCCGACGAAAGAACTATTAAACCTCGTACTTTCCCACAAAATTCGGCATGGCGGGAACCCAGTACTCCGATGGATGGCCGACAACGTGGTCGTTCAGAAAGACGCAGCAGGAAATATTAAACCTGACAAAGAAAAGTCTACAGAAAAGATCGATGGCATTGTGGCGCTCATCATGGCGCTCGATAGAGCTATACGGAATGGCGGAGGGTTTGGTCGAGATCTGATGGCAGAGGAGATCATTGGATGAAATTCAGGGATCGAATTGGCCACGCCTGGAAGGCGCTCACCGATCCGGACTGGATCAAGAAACTCGAAGAAGCAAGCGGATGGAACTACAACTCGGCATCAGGGATGAATGTCACCTCCGAGAGCGCAATGCGTATCTCTACGGTAAACGCCTGTGTGCGCATCATCGCGGAAACATGCGCTTCACTTCCCTTGGACATCTATCACCGTCTCGATAGTGGCGGCAGAGAGATTGCGCGAAAACATCCTATCTACTCGGTGCTCCATACAAGACCGAATCCCTGGCAAACATCGTTCGATTGGAGAGTGCAGCTCTTCACGCATTTGTTACTCCGAGGGAATTACTATGCCCTCGCGCTCGACCATGGCGACATGCTCATCGACGACATCATTCCGATGAATCCGGATACAGCCAAAGTAGAGCAGCTTCCAGACTACACGCTCCGATATACATTCACCGGATTGAAAGGTGAAACGCTCGGGCCATACCCGAAGCCAGGTATCAAGGTTCTGCATATCAGAGCACTTTCCTCAGATGGGGTACTCGGCCGGTCAGTAATCGCGGATGCCCGAGAGTCTTTCGGTGCTGCGCTCGCAACTCAGGAGTTCACAGGGAAGTATTGGTCGAACGGGGCGACTCCCAGTGGTGTAATCAAAATAAAGGGCAAGTTGGCCGAAGGCCAGGCTGATCGAATTCGCTCTCAGTGGAATGATGATCACGGTGGTGCTTCAAGATCGAATAAGCTGCACGTTCTCTCGGAAGATGCCGATTTCACCAAGATAGATATCACGGCCGAAGACGCTCAATTCATTGAAACGCGTCGATTTCAACGCGCAGATATTGCGGGACTTTTCAGAGTCCCCATGTTCCTCTTGCAGTCAGATAGCAATACGGCAACCTATGCGAGTGCGGAGCAGTTCATGCTGTCCTTCGTAGTCCATTGTATCAGGCCATGGATCATCAACGTAGAACAGGCGCTTCATCGGAATTTGTTCTCTGCCCCTGAGTTTTATTTCCCTGAGCACAACCTCGATGCGATTCTCCGCGGCGATATCAAGAGCCGATACGAGGCGTACCAGATAGCACGTAATCAAGGGATTCTTTCTAAAAACGAAGTTCGCGCGAAAGAAAATGAAAACCCTCTCACCAAGCCTGAGGAAAATGGCGACAGCCACTTATCGCTTGCAGAAATCCAAAACGCAAAGAAGGGGGCGGCACTATGATCCGCACAAAATGGTACTCGCTCGATGTTATAGAAGATGTCGCCGAGCTTTCAATCTTTGATGAAATCGGTGGCTGGGGAATCTCGGTTGCCGAATTCAAGCAACAGTTCGACCTCGCAAAATCGGCAAAATCTGTCCACCTCACAATCAACTCACCCGGAGGATCCGTAACCGATGGAATGGCAATCTACAACATCCTTAAGACGGTATCCGATAAACTCGATGTTGAAATAATCGGCATAGCCGCATCTATGGCCTCCGTCGTCGCTCTAGCGGGGCGATCCCTCACGATGGACGAAGGCACCTACCTCATGATTCACAACCCGTGGACGATCACCTGGGGAGACGCCGACCGGCTCCGTCACGATGCTGCCGTACTCGACAAAATGGCCAACCAGATCGTTGGCATCTATGTCGCGCACTCCAACAAGACCGAAGAAGAAATCCGCGTTCTCATGGCTGCTGAAACGTGGTTTACCGAGCAGGAAGCTATTGATGCCGGCTTCGCATCCGAAATTAAAGATTCGGTCAAAGCGGCTGCGCTCTACGACGTGTCCGGGATCGGCTTTAGAAACGCACCGCGTGCAGCGCTCACCCTTCGTGCAAAATTCGAATCAGTGAAATCGATACGAGACTTCGAGGAGTTCCTGCGGGATGCAGGCGCTTCTCGCCAGGAGGCGGCCGCTCTCGCCTCAGGAGGATGGAAGACTGCTCATCGGGATGATGAACAGTCCAACACTGAAGCTAAGAGCGAATTAGTCACAGTTCTGTCGGAGCTGCGAAAAATCTGGATGTAAGGAGTACTCTATGGATCCCGAAGTCAAAAAAGCGCTTGAGGATCTCGGCAAGTCCTGGAAGGACTACCGTGAGACGAATGACGCTCGCATGGAAGCCATCGAAAAGGGGCTGGGCCATGCCGAACTCGACGCCAAGCTGGCTAATATCGAAGCTTCGATTACCGAAGCTAAGGCGCAGATCAACAGGATTAACCTGGGCGGAGCAGGACAGGCATCCCACCAGGGACCGTCGGCTATCGCCAACGAGCTTGTTGGATGGATGAGAAACAAGGATCGCCAGACACAGTTCGTGTCGAAAGTCAGCGCGAGCGTCAACGCTGATGGTGGATTCATTGTAATCCCCGAAATCGATACCGAGATCGCGAGAGTCGCTTCTGCCACTTGTGCGATGCGTGGACTCGCGAATGTAAAAACCATCGGCAGGCCGTCCTTTGTCAAGTTCGTGAATAAGGGCGGACTCACTGCGAGTGGAGACGATGAAGGTGATGAAAAGACCGGAAATGAAGGTACGCCCGGGCTTGCCAGAATCGAGATTTTCGCCCACAACCTCCGCACGAGGCCCGTTGCCACAGAAGAGTCCCTCGAGGATCTCGACTTCGACGTCGGTGGATGGCTGGCTGAAGAAGCCGGCATCGCCTTCGCCGAGAAGGAAGACGACTGGTTCATCGATGGAGATGGAAAGAAAAAAGCTCGTGGATTCCTCTCCCACGCCATCGTCGCAAATGCCTCGTATGAATGGGGGAAGATCGGCTACATCGCCTCAGGCGCCGCGGCCGACTTCGCATCCAGCAATCCTTCGGACAAGATCATCGATCTGATCCACTCACTCAAGGCGAAGTACCGTCGCAACGGCGTGTTCCTCACGAACAACCTCACCCTCGCGAAGATCCGCAAGTTCAAGGATGGACAGGGCAACTACCTCTGGCAGCCGTCATTCGTGGCAGGTCAGCCCGACATGCTGGCCGGGTACCCGGTCTCTGAGGACGACTACATGCCGGATGTCGAGGCGAATGCCTACCCGCTCGCGTTTGCAGACTGGAAGCAGGGCTACCAGATCGTGGATCGCCGCGGCATCAAGATTCTCGTCGATCCCTATACGACCGAGGGCGCAGTGAAGTTCCGCACCTACAAACGTGTGGGTGGCGATGTCATCAACTTTGAGGCCATCAAGCTCCTCAAGATCGCGTCGAGCTGATGGATAGCCATGGTGGCTCCGTATGGAGCCACCAATACCTAGCAAGGAGATTTCCATGAAAGAAATCCATGGACTGGTAGCCGCGGTCGAACTCATCCCCGCCGCTACGTATGACGCGGACAATACTCCTGCTGCCGTAGACCTTATCGGGTTTGAAGCAGCCGAGATAGCTCTTGAAATCGGTGTAGGCGGAATCACCTTCAACGGAACAAACAAGATTGAATTCAAACTCACCCACTCCGACGATAATTCCACCTACACTGCCGTAACCGCCGATGACCTTGTGGGCTCGCCCTCCGTTGGAGACGGCGGAATCATCAAGAGTCTTGTAGCGGCTCACGCAGCTGCCACTGTCGAGCAGTTCGGGTACATCGGCGGTAAACGCTTTCTCAAATTACTCGCCGACTTCTCCGGTACACATGGTACCGGAACTCCCATCGGGGCCCAGGTGATCAAGGGCAGACCCCATCACGCGTAAGAGGTAGTGTATGGCTCTCGGTGTGAATGCGTTGACGACATGGGAACGTGCAAAGGCGTGTTTGTCCTTCTCCGATGATCAGAAAGACGCTGTGGAATTCCTTATTGATGCTGTTTCCTCGACTGCTAATAGAATATCCAGTCGCAAGTTAAAAGCTCGCGCATATGATCTTCAGTTAGATGGACGCGGAAGCGACAAGCTCATTATGCCGGAATTCCCGATTGCATCAATCACTTCCATATTCATCGATTCTACGAGAGCCTTCACTGAAGATTCTGCCCTTGATTCATCAGAATACAGGATCCTGTCCAATGAAGGGATTATTCAACTCTACTCAGAAACGTTTCCGGAAGGGATAGGAAATATAAAAGTGGTCGGTTCTTTAGGATACACAACCGTGCCTGAAGATCTCGAGCTCGCGGTAATTGAGTGTGTTGGTTACAATCGCCGACGCTTGGAATCCGGAACAACCGGGATGCGGCAGGTTAGCGCGGATGGATCCGTAACTTCACAGTATGAGCTT